TAACCGTACCTGTTCCTGCGTAAAGTGTGCCAGCGTTTGCGCCACCACTACCTGCACTGCGAACAATGCCGCGATTTATACGCAGATAAGATTTTGTGGTATTAACAGCCGTTTGCCCGTTCAAGGTGACAACTTCGGTTATTTCGTTGTAATCGGCGTCTAAGCCAAAAACCTCTACTGTTCTTGCACCCGTTCCTGCGGCAGTGTCGTTAGCGGAACTGCTTGATAGAGTCATTACTGTTGCTGATGCAGGATAAGCGTATAAACCACCTTGTTCCCAGATGGTTTCTTTTGTAGCTCCAACAGCAGCGTTGTAACCAAACTTAAACACAGTTTTATGGCCCGTGATTTGACCACGGGCCACCTGTAGCTCAAATGGCTCAGATGTTCCGACCTGTGAAATGGAACGGATGTCGTAAGCCATTGCTATCTCCTACGAATAGAAGACAGTCATTGCTGTGACGTTCGTCGCAGCAGAGATGTACGGATCGCTCGTTGACAGGATGCCATCAGATGGAATGTTAACGGAGTGCGTATCATCCGCCTTGAAATCAAGGTCTAGGATTGTAGCGCCGCCGTTTCCATCTGTAATAGTCAAACGTCCAGCGCCGGCTGCGGCAACAAGAAGTTGGACTTGGCGAATACGAGCGCGGCCAATACCGACAGCGCCCGTGCCTGTCAGACGTTTAGCTTTGACGTCTGATTGTGCCATCAACTATCTCCTTAACCAGCGGAGACTGTAAGAACGCCAGAATTGCTCCAAAGCTGTCCAGCTACGGACGGATCAGAAGTAGGCAAGCCTGAAAGAATGATGGTGCCTGAAGCAGTCAAATCTTCGATTACAGTCGCTGCGGCGAATGTTGCATCAACAGTGATTGCACCAGTTGTTGCGTTTTTTGTAACTGACTGAAATCCGTTTTCAGAACGGACTGGGCCATTGAACGTTGTGTTAGCCATGAGTTTCTCCTGTCTTGGCAAATGTCAGACACCCAATGTGTCTGTCAGGGATACCCAAACAATACAGTACTTGTAGATAAAAAGAAAGGGGCTACCGAAGTAGCCCCAGTCCAACAGGGAGGAAGGTTTATAAAAAACCTGCCCTAACCTATCACACTTTTACGCACCAGGCGAGCCAAATACCGCGCGTGGGTCGCTGAAGCCGAAGCTGTAGCGTTCACGAGCTTTATAGCGCATGTTGCCTGTGTCGAAATCCGCTTCCATGTTGGTGGACAACGGTGTGCGTTCGAAGTGAACAAAGCCACGAGGCGCGTCTGTTTTGACGAACCATGCGTCTGGGTCAGTCAAGAAGTCATTGACCGCGTAACCGTCAGGCAACATGCCCATAGAACGGATAGCGTTGACGTCATTGTCTGCAGTACCAACGCGAAGGTTGGATACCATCAGGCGCTCTGCAACGAATTGCAGTTGGCGTGGGATGATCAACTTCATGCCGCGAAGTGCAACTTTCAAGCCGCGCTCATCGACGAACCCTGCGATGCTGATCAACGCGTCTTCCAAAGAAGTCTCGTTCAAGTCAGCTGCAGTTGTTGGTTCGTTGGCAAAGGAACCACCAGAAGTCAGCGGGTGATCGGTTGCACAAAGTGCTTTACCGTCGCCACCTGCAGAAGAACCGCCTGTGAAGGCGTTGTTCAGCACAGCTGCCGCTTTAACTTGTTTGGTGTGTGCCATTGACCGAGCCAACGCACGAGTGTAACGTGAGCCCAAACGATCATAAAGGTTATCTTCGATAGCCTCTTCAGTGATCGAGAACGCCAGCGCCACAGTTTCGTGGTTGTAACGAGCAGTGTATGCTTCGTTTGCGTCGTCAAAGTTTACGGACGAACCTTCCGATTTGGTAGGTGCCGCGCCGAAGCCGGATAGCATCACTTCTTCTTCAAATGCACGATCTGAAGACTCGGTGGTGTAGATCTCGCTGTGTTGGTTTTCGTACCGAGAGTACTCCATACCGAACAAGGCGTTGAGACCTGGTTCCAGCTCTTTCGCTAATTGTGCGCGAGAGATAGCCATACGTTAGCCTCCTTATACGCCTGTCGTCGAAACAGTACCAGCTGCAATCGAGCCGTTGGCTGCGTTGAAGCTGTTGTTTAGACGAACGATTACAGGGATACCGGCTGCAGTGAAGTCTTGGTTCTCTGGATCATCTTGAATGCCGATGATACGAAGTTGCAAGGCTGCAGTGGTTGCGATTGTGCTGACACCCAACTTAGCAGACGAGATGCCTGTAGTGGAAGAACCAGATGTTGCAGTCGCAAAGTTTGCGTTTGCAAAAACGTGACCGCGTGCAGTCGCTTCGTTTGTCAACGACGCGTCAGATGCGATTACGAATGTTTGGTTCGGGTTGTCGAACACATATGCTTTGACGGGATAGTTAGAATCCGCGCCAGAGCCTGGCCATTGGTTTGACCATACTGTTTTACCAGTGGTGGACGAGACGTACTCGCAGCCCCAGAAAACACCTAGCAAGCTAACAGTTCCACCTGCCGCCGCACCAACAATGTCGATAACGCCTGTTGATAGCGGGATAACGGGAGAACCCTGATAGATCGCGTTTGTGTTGTCGTAAGCAATGCGGTACTCGGTCACACCAGTGGTGTTTGCGCCAGAGCCCTGGACGCCAATCGGACGTAGCCCGAATGCACCGTTAGTGTTTGCCATAGTAGCAATCCTTTTCCAAATTAATCAGAGTCGCGACGTGCGCCTCCGAATGATACACGACTTTGCCGAGTATTAGAAATCGGCATTGAAGGATGTTGTTCCTTCATCAGGTCCTGATCTACGGCAGTCATTTGTTCGCGGGTTCTGCCCCCGTAATATGCAGTTCTTTCGTGCGCCGTTTCAACAGGGATGCGGCATAGCATCAGACCACCTTGTGAAATGACACCCTGATATTTACCTTCGTCAATAACAGGTGCGTCAAAATCTGGATACTCATCTGCACGGACAGGTTCCCATCCTTCACGCAGTTTAGAGTGAACGTTCATACGATCCTCTTCGCCACGCATTGCAATTCGAATCCAACGATGCACATATCCATCTGGTGGAGTTGGTGCATCAAGGTGACTGGGCGGTGCCCAAGGTTTTCTGCGCGAGTTTGCTTCGCGGGTTTCGCTTTTACGCGGTGTTCTATCGGCCATCGTGCTATTCCTTCACATACTTTGCGTATTCTTCCAGCGGTACGTTTAATCGTTTCGCCATCGCTATTTGTGACGGTGATAGTTTAACCGACCTGCGCCCCTGTTTTGCAGTACTGCGGGTTGCTGAAGCGCCAGCAGGTGCGACCTGTGCTCCACCCGATTTCTTGTCGCCTTTGAAGCGATGCGGAAACTCCGCACGCATACGACGATCAACCTCATTGTAATACTCATCGCTCGCTGGGTCAAACCCTTCTTCTTCGACAAGTTTACGATGAATCCCAAATGCCGCATATGTCATTACTTCATCAGACCCAAACCACTCGTTTTTCTCCGCCCAGGTTTGCGCACGAGGGTCTGGTTTTGGTTGCGGCTGTTGCTGCGGCTGTTGGTATTGTTGTTGTGGCTGCTGACGCTGAACGTCAACACGTTCAGAACGTTGTTTTGCCAAACGCAAACGCTCTTGCTCAATCGACATTTTAGCTAAACCGTCTTGAGCCTCAAGCATTCTTTCTGTGTCGCCTGACTCGTATGCCTCTTTGTACATACGTTTAAGCGCGGCTGACTGTGCCTCAAGCCGTGTGCCATACTCGTTCAAGTAACCCTTGTCCAAGTTTTGCATACGACTTTTCAGCTGCTGGTTTTCCTGCAGCAACTGTTGAGCCATTCGAACAGCCTCTTCACGGTCACGCTCTTCTTTGCGATACTTTTCCGTGAGCTTCTTAATTCGGTTCTGGACTTTATTACTGTAATCATCCAGTTCATCGCCGTCTTCCGGCGCTGCTTCGACCTGTGCACGTTCCGTTGATGCACTCTCCGGTGCGTCAACTTCTACTTCAACACCGTGATCTTCTTCTTCGACTTCAAGTCTTTCTTCACTCATCTTGTCCCCCTAGACATGCTTAATGTCATCTGGCTCTAAGATCGTAGCAATGACTTCATCATCATTGATGATGCGCACTTCACCGCCGTCAATCTTAAAGCGTGATCCAGAATATCGTCCAATGCAAACCCATTGCCCCTCTTTGCACCATGGCTCAGAGCTTGGCCCAAACTTATCTGGGTCTTTGTAGGCAAGTGGGCCGAGCTTTAAAACGTACGCCACAACAGTGGCTACCGCTTCTCGGTCACGAACTTCATCTGGAATGTATAAACCCCCAATCGTTTTCTTTGCGCCCTGATAAGGCATCACAAGCAAACGCCAGCCTGTTGGCTGCGGCAACCGTTCTGTTAGCGGTTTGTCAAGGAGGGAGGGATCAAGGACTTTGTCCTGTGCGTCCACATACGCGCTTTGGACGGAGTTCTCAGGGATCTCTTCAGAGGCCCCAGAGCGTTCCTTCTTTATTTTCTGCGCGACATGCTCAGGAAGATATAAGGTCTTCGACATCGTCTGCGATTTTCTCCAGCAGGGCTTTAAGTTCCTCACGAGCGTAGGTAAGGCCCCGTATCTCACCTACCATGAGTTTGTAATGCTCCCAGTCTTTGGCAGCATCACGTCCCAAAGCGCTTGTAATATCTTGTTCGCGCTCCTGTAGTACCTTATACATGTATTTCGCAAAATCAACAATATCCATTAAAGAATATCCCGTTCTGCGCCCTCTGCCATCACAGAAGTAATCGGGCCTCCTTTGACCCAATCATCGCATGTGTGCTCGTGGTAACAACAAAACTTGTAGATTTGGCAGTAACCGTATTCGCCACTCTCGTCGCCAATGCAGTCAAGCATGTCTTCTGTTTGGTTGTATGCCCCGCAGTTTGCGCACACCTCATCCGCACGGAAACCGCCGTCATTTGCCGGATCACGATAGTTGGCTTCCTCTTCGGCCGCCATCTTGTTTTCTTCGTTCACGTCCGGATCTTGCGTGGCCAGAGGGCAGCTTGGGCCACCCTCGTCTGTTTGTTCCATCTTATCGACAGGTATGCCATCTGGCATAATGCTGATCATGATCGTAGGCATCAGTAACAAGTCCCTCTTGCTTTGACGCTGCCGCCATAGGCGTAGCGTACGTCACCGCCACGGTAGAACCCTTCTTTGGTTTCCCTGCGTTTCGCACGGTTGCCACGCTTAATTGCACCAGCCTCTTCTTCAGTAGGCTCATACTCCCGCATGATCTGGTTACGACCAGTCTTCCGCAGTTCCTCTTCCCGCAGCATCAACTCGATGTCGCCTCGTTCCGCACGAGGGCTCAAGTCTTCCATACGTTCTGGCCGCATTTTGGGGCGCAGTGATTCTTTCGGTCCCATGGTCTTTCTCCTTTATCCGCACAACCGTGCATAAATTTCGTTTTAGACAAGTCCTCGTGCTCTCGCTCCAACTTGTCCACTCGACGTTCTAAATCCTCGCTCATATCAAAACGTACCCAAAAATCGTTGCGCCGTAGAGATCTTACTAAATCTGCTGTTTACCGTTCCACCCGTCGCATACTTGCTTTTTCCAGCTTTATCCAAAGCAATCGCAATCGCTTGCTTCTGTGGCTTGCCTGCCGCCATTTCTGTTTTGATGTTCTTGCTGATCGTCGACTGTGACTTACCCTCTTTGAGCGGCATTGCGATTCTCCATGGCTTGGCGCTGCATCTCAATGCGGTCCATGTTTACTTGGTTGCGATCATCAGCAATCTGTTCTTGCAACTCCATGCGAGCCGCATCCGTTACAGCACGCTGCTCAACCTTCATGCCCTCAAGTTCCAACTTCGCTTGGTCAATAGCTGCTTTGTGGTTGGCCTCCATCTCCTTGATTGCAAGCTCCTTCATGCGGATTTCAACCAGTGGATCTTTCGCTTCCGTGTCTTTGCCAGAATATGACATCAGAGGTGTGACCTCTTTAATCAACTCCGCTTCAACCTGGGCAACGCGAGCCTCGATCTGATCAGGGGTAAACTGCGTCATGCGCTGCATTTCCTGCTGCTGTTGCATCATCATCTGCTGCGCAGTGGCCATATCAAGGGCTCCGGCCTGCACCATAAGCTGCAGCTGCTGCATAGACTGACCGGCCTCTTCGTTCAGGGCTGCCAGTTCTTTGTCCACCATCTCACGGGCTTTCATGCTGACGTGCTGCAAGATGTGGTTGTACAGTGCCGCCAATACAGGCGCGGCACTCTGCAACACGGAAAGCTCAAGCAACGCCAAGTGCGCTTGGATGTGCGCATCATGGTCCTGCTGTGGGTGAGCCTGTGGTGTTTGGCCGTTGATAATGGCCCCGTTCTCCACCGCCGGATCCTGTGGTGGAGGTGGAGGCGGCGGTGGAGGCAGGATCTCATCGATGTTTTGAACCTCAAGCGCCTGATACATGCGGTGATACGCAGCATGCAAGTTGTGCATCTGGGGGTTGGACTGCGCCAACTGTAGCTGCGTTTGCGCCAGTGTGACACGTTGAGCCATCGAGAAGATATTCGGATCGCTGACAGGCAGCACATCAACGCGAGCGTCGAAGTCTTGTACCTTAATTTCAGCCGGTGCTCCTGCGACCTCAAATGGATACACAGGAGGCAGGTTTTCAGCAAAGATACGCGCCAACAAACGGAACTCCGTCTTCTGCGCATAGTGCAAGCGTTTGTGGATCGCAGACATGACCTTCATGCCACGCTCCAACATAGCTACTGTCGTACCAACAGGCGTCTCTTGCCCCATGTCAGAAACCTGCTGATCGGCCATAGCAATAAACCGACGACCGTCACTGACCAATCCACCCAGCATTTGCGCCAATGTAGCCGACGGCTCTTTGTATGGAAGTGGTACAATAGCGTCACGAATGCTGCCACCAGGCGCGTCGATGTCTCTCCACTCACCAGGCTGTAAGGGCTCGTCATCGTTGCGTACACGCACGCCACGGGCCTTAAAGCCTGCGGGTAGGTTAGCTAGTGTGCCAGCGTCAATAAGCTGCCGTAGGAGGCTTGTAGCGGCTCTGCCGAGGCCTCCAATCATGTGAATCAAACCAAAGCCGTAGAAGCCCAAGCCTGGCGCAAACTTGTAATGTACAAAGTATTGCCGCTTGCGCATCATCGGATCAGTCTGATCGTAGTTACGACGGACCGAAAGGACCTTACCAGAGCTCTCATCCAACGTCACAATGTATGGAAGTTTGATACCAGTTGGTTCGCCCGTCTCTGGGTTGATATCTTCAAAGCCCTCAAGATCCAGATCGACGTGCATTTCCAGAATAGTAAGTACGTCGTCGCTGTAGTTCTTCGACAAGCCCTCAAGCTCGTTTACCTTTTGACGAACGGGATCCTCTTCCAGGTCTCCGTCAGGGATCAATTCAACGTCGCGATATGTTCCCGCAACTTGCATCTTGCGAACGTCGTTCAAGTCCATACGAAGGACGTGTGTCACACGAGATGCCGTCGCCAAGTCAGACGCTGAATATGGAACAACCAAATCCTGCGCCGGAATAAACTTGGATACAGCCTGCTGACGCGTAACGTCATAGTACACTTTCTTGAACGTCGAACCAGACAACGGTAGATAATACAGCATCTGATCCATGTCCGGATCGTATTCCTGCATCACCTCGGTGATTTGATAGTTCATGAAATCTTTTACGCGAGAAGCCTGCGCTACGCGATCTGGTGTCTGCGCCCCCAAGACCTGGGTGCGAACTGGTCCACCAGATGGCAATAGTTCTTTATAGGCCTGCGCCTGAAACTGCGTCACGCTTTCAGAAACCAACGGGTGTGTGATCCCGCTCGCCCCTTCAAACGGAGTTGAGCGCTCCTCTGTCTTAATCCCCAGAAGGTCCAAACCTTTAACATAGGTCTCTTCCCACTCGTCACGAGAATCCAGATCCTCGTTGTACAGGCCACGAAGATCAGATGACAACTCTCCCAACGTTCCATCATCTAAGAACTCTGCAAGGTTTGCGTCAAACGGAATCAGTTCTTCCTGCGACGGCATCTGTCCTGCCGCCTCAAGAGCCTGAATAATGGCGCTTCCGTCTGCCTGCTGGATAACTTCCGCCCCGTCAGGAAACTGCAACGGCTCATCAATAGGGATCTCTACGTCTGGAAGTCCCTCGGTGTCGTCCAGATTCAGCCCTGGTGCAACCATGTTTGGTGGTAATGCCATTAGAACGATCCTTTAAACTTTTTCTTCGCAGCCGTTTTCACTTGACCACCAGGGGTGAAGCCTTGCAAATAATCAAGCGGAGCCTTGCGACCTGGGCGAGTACCTTCCATGGTCTCAACAAAATTGTCTGACACACCTAATTCTGAAAGAGCGCGGCCCGTCCGTGTCTTACCGACGGTCTTTTTACCTCTAGATTTATTAATCGCTCTTACAAGAGTCGTTGCTGGAATAGACTTCAGTGCCCCAGCTACCGCCATATC